CCTGATGGATTGGAGTGCGACGATGCTTCTGGTTTTCATCCGTTCGATCTTTTTCTTTATGCGGTGTTTTTCAACGAGAATTAATCCACCGCCTACAATAACCATACCAGTAGAAACGACGAGAGCGATAGTTCTGATAGCAGACATGGTAAATCCTCACAGGTTAAGGGTTAGGTGAACAATGTTTATTGCTCTTATTCACCTGGGTTATATAGGTGTGAAAAAATCTGGAACTCAAAAGAAACAAAAATAAAAGCGCTGGGCGGCATAAAAGGTAGGGGTTTCCCCCTACCTGGTTTATGTCGGCTGAATACCCAGCTGTTTAGCCAGGCGGTTAAGATACCAGTTGTAAGACTTCTCGTTACCGCGCTTGTCCGATGGTGCTGATAACAGGTACGCGTATTGATAGCGAAGTTTGAAACGGCGGACCTGGTCAACCAGCCAGTTGAACATATCACGATTGCCTTTGGACTTGTCATCTTTCAGCAAATCAGCGTACAGCTTGCACTGGATCTTCAGTGCGGCAATCTGATGGTACAACAGTTCACACTCATCACCGTGATACAGCGGGTCATTACGGAGACGACCTTTGCGTTTTAAATGTTCTGCATTAAATGGAACCGACATCCTTATCTCCTTAATTATTATTGTCTTTCTGGGCTGCCTTTTCCATCTGAGCCGCTATTAGTCTCAGGTGAGTTTCGTGCAGCGCAGAACGCTGTGGTGAAACAGTGGTGAAACTACCCGGGTGTAATCCACCCACAAGCGCTTGATTAATTGGGTCACAACCAGACTTGATAGCAGTGAACTCAATGGTCAGCTCGTTGGTGTTTGCATCCACTTCCTTGACATCAGGATTGACAGACACTGGTATCATGTTAGTGAGTAGACTAGCTTCACTAACCTCGTAGCGATACACAGAAGGTCTCTGCGGAAACTTACCGTATTTCCACTGGGTTTTGACCAAGGGGATCAGGTCGGCCTTAACGTACAGAAAGGCGTCTTCGGTAGCACGTTGCGGTGTGCGGGTCAAAGAAGTAATTGATTTAAACAAATGCTTTACGCCAAGACCACAACGTTTATACGCCGCGTGTTTCAGTGCTTTCTTGTTAAGCCCCATTACGCACCCTTTTTATCAAACTTAAGCTCGCTGCAGGATTCCATCCAACCCATAAGACGGGTA